GTTTATCTACCAAGACCACGAAGCACACATCCAAGTCCACACGGCTGCTATGCAAGACCCCAAGATTATGGAGCTTTTGGGCCAGAACCCCAACGCACAGTCGATGATGGCTTCTATGCAAGCACACATCGCGGAACACCTTGCGTTCGAATATCGTAAGCAAGTTGAACAGCAAGCAGGCGTCCCACTACCAGCACCAAACGCTGAAATGGACGAGAACACCGAGCTGGCTGTTTCCCGTCTGGCGGCACAAGCAGCACAACAACTACTGCAGAAGAACCAAGCCGAAGCTGCGCAGCAGCAGGCGCAAGAGATGGCACAAGACCCCATCATTCAGATGCAGCAGCAAGAGCTTCAGATTAAGCAGGGTGAACTCGAGCTTAAGCGCCAGAAACTTCAGATTGATGCGGCTGAGAAGAACGACCGCCTAGAACTCGAGCAGATGCGCATCGAGTCACAAGAAGAGATTGCCGGTTTAAATATCGGCGCAAAACTTGCCACTTCCAAAGGTCAAATGGAAGCTAAGCAGGAAGCAGAAGGACTTCGTATGGGTATCGAGATTGCCCGCGAAGCCACACAACGTGAACAACCCGTTCCTAACCAAGCAACGTCCAAGGAGAATGAATGACCCATGACTTACTGATTTACCTGTCAAAAAAGGTACAAGATGAGATTGACGTGCTGAGCGGCGACCTCGCCCGTGGAACTGCAAAAGACCACGGTGAATATAAATATGCCTGCGGGATTATCCGTGGGCTTATGATGGCAAACGGTTTCATTGCTGAAGCCGCACAAAGAATGGAACAAGACGATGACTGATATTGTTGGGGTCACCACCCCCTCGTTAGTAGGCCTCAATGGCAAACCCATTGTGGCAAAGGACAAAGAACCGGAAGTTCCGGTAGAAGACCGTGCAAAGCAGCTTCCTGACCCATCTGGCTACCGCATCCTGTGTGCGCTTCCTGAAGTCGAAGAGAAGACCGCTGGCGGTATCTTCAAGGCCGACTCTACCAAGCAGTATGAAGAACTTACTACTCCAGTGCTTATGGTGCTGAAGCTGGGTCCAGATTGCTACAAGGACGAGAAACGCTTCCCGTCTGGCCCATGGTGCAAGGAAGGTGACTTCATTCTGACCCGCCCAATGGCTGGTAGCCGTGTGAAAATCCACGGTCGTGAGTTCCGCATCATCAACGACGACAGTGTAGAAGGTGTTGTTGAAGACCCTCGGGGCATTTCCCGCGCTTAACGGACGTAACCCGTACAAAGGAGAATAGTATGAGTATGCAGAATGACGATGACTTCGAGGATTTTTCCTACGAAGTCGAAGAAGATACCCCCGTTGAAGGTGCTGAAAAGCCCGAAATTGAAATCGAAGATGATACTCCCGAGGCAGACCGTGGGCGTGAGCCTATGCCAAAGGAACTTGTCGAAGAGCTAGAAGCTGATGAGCTTGAAGACTATTCCGACAAGGTAAAGACCCGTCTTAAGCAGATGAAAAAGGTCTGGCACGACGAACGTCGTGAAAAAGAACGTGAGATGCGTGAAAAGGCAGAAGCTCTTGCTGTTGCGCAGCGCGTTCTAGAAGAAAACCGCAAGCTAAAAAGCACGCTGGCCAAGGGCGAAGAGTCCTTGCTCGGAAGTTATAAGCAAACTGCGGAGTTTGAAGCTGCAGCAGCTAAACGTGAGTTTAAAGAAGCGTACGAGTCTGGAGATGCAGACCGTCTAGCGGACGCTCAGGAGAAGCTTGCGGAAGTTAACTACCGTATGCAGCAAATAAATAATTATCGTCCTACTTTACAGGAGGAAGATAACGAGGTAGAAATACCTCAACAGCAGGTGCAAGTTCCGCAACCTGACCAGAAAACTATGGCGTGGCAAGAGCGCAATACGTGGTATGGTACAGACCCGGAAATGACCGCAGCTGCTCTTGGGCTTCATCAGAGGCTCATAAATGAACGTGGCCCGCAGTTTGCAGGCACCGACGAATATTGGGGCGTTGTAGACAAAACTATGCGCCGTCGCTTCTCCGATTACTTCGGAGATGAAATGGATAATGGCGACACCAAGCCCACTGCACGCGAACCAAAGGCGTCGTCAGTCGTTGCTCCAGCCTCACGTACACGGTCCCCCAAAAAGATTGTGTTGAAACAGTCCCAACTGGTAATTGCTCGTAAACTGGGTCTAACCCCTGAACAATATGCCCGTGAACTTATGAAGATGGAGAGATAAAATGACTGATATTATTGACGCTTTAGAAGGTAAAACGGGTTCGACCCGTGCCCCTCGTGAAACTCGTGCAGAAGCCGAACGTCCGAAGGTATGGCAACCGGCATCGACCCTGCCAGAACCGGACAAGCAAGCTGGATATGTGTACCGCTGGGTACGCGTGTCTTCAATGGGTAAGAATGATGCTAGCAACGTCTCGTCCAAACTACGGGAAGGTTGGGAGCCGGTGGCCATTGAGGAACAACCCCAGTTTCAAATGCTGGTGGACCCAGATAGCCGTTTCAAAAACAACATCGAAGTCGCAGGACTGTTGTTGTGCAAGGCACCAGAAGAGCTGATGAAGCAGCGTAAAGAATATTTCGCTAGCAAAAACCAGTCTCAGATGGAGTCGGTGGATAATAACTTCATGCGTGAGAACGACGCTCGTATGCCACTCTTTAGGGAAAAACGGTCTACGACGTCATTTGGCAAAGGCAAATAGCTAAAGGAGCTATAATATGGCATACCCTTCTGTTACCAGCCCTTACGGGCTAATCCCAATCAACTTGATTGGCGGACAGGTTTTTGCTGGTGCTACTCGTCAACTTCCAATCGCAACCAACTCTTCAACTGCCATTTTCTATGGTGACGTTGTTAAGTTGCTCGCAGGCGGTACTGTTGGCAAGGACACTGGTACAGACTCGGCCACCCCTGTTGGTGTTTTCCTCGGTTGCACCTACACGGACCCAACATTCGGTCTGACATTCCGTCAGTACTACCCCGGCACCACGAACATCACCGACGTCACAGCATACGTTCAGGAAGACCCTGATGCGTTGTTCAAGGTCGCTGTATGCGCTGGTACCAACTCGAACACTGTAAGCTATGTAACACAGGCTGCTGTTGGTTCGAACCTCAAGCTGGCAAACGGCGCAAACAACGTTGGTTCAACTTCGAACGGTAACTCTAAGGTCGGTGTAGACTCGACCGAAGGTACGACTTCGACGTGGCCTATCCGCGTTGTGGACGTTGTTCCTGAAACCGCTCTTGCAGGTAACCCCGGTTCTTACACCGAAGTTATCGTAAAGTGGAACCAAGGCACCCACAGCTACCTCAACCCAACCGGTCTGGCATAAGGAGACTGAACAATGGCAATTTCACGCGCACAACTTCTTAAAGAACTGTTGCCCGGACTGAACGCTTTGTTCGGCCTCGAGTATGCACGTTATGGCGAAGAGCACAAAGAAATCTACGAAACGGAAACTTCCGAACGTTCGTTCGAAGAAGAAACGAAGCTTTCTGGTTTCTCGGCTGCTCCAGTCAAGAACGAAGGTTCGGCCATCGCATACGACAACGGTCAAGAAGTCTTCACAGCTCGCTACAACCACGAAACGATTGCCCTCGGGTTCTCGCTCACGGAAGAAGCGATTGAAGATAACTTGTACGACTCGCTGTCGTCGCGTTACACGAAGGCATTGGCTCGCGCCATGTCCTACACCAAGCAAACCAAGGCTGCTGCAGTCTTGAACAACGGCTTCGACACCGACTACACTGGCGGTGACGGTCAACCATTGTTCTCGGCTTCGCACCCACTGGTTTCTGGTGGCACGAACTCGAACATCCCAAGCACTCCTGCTGATTTGAACGAAACGTCGCTTGAAGCGGCTGTAATTCAGATTGCAGCGTGGACGGATGAACGTGGTCTGCTCATCGCGGCTAAGCCACGTAAGCTCATCGTACCACCAAGCCTGATGTTCGTTGCAACTCGCTTGCTCGAAACCGAACTTCGCGTTTCGACTGCAGACAACGACATCAACGCACTGAAGTCGAACGGCTCTATCCCAGAAGGTTACGCCGTAAACCACTTCTTGACCGACACGGATGCATGGTTCTTGACCACAGACGTGCCAAACGGTCTGAAGCACTTTGTTCGTACGCCAATGGCGACGGGCATGGACGGTGACTTCGACACCGGTAACGTACGTTACAAGGCTCGCGAGCGTTATTCGTTCGGCTGGTCAGACCCTCTGGGTATGTACGGCAGCGAAGGCGCAGCCTAATAAGTTTCCCCGAGAGCGTAGCTCAAGGGAACGGGGGGAAGGGAGGAGAGAAATCTCTTCCCTTCTTTTTTATTTGTGCTATACCTACGCTACTAGGGAACATTATTCGTACCGACCGGCCCAGCGGACTTAGTAGAGACGGTACGTACGAGTGCTACTACACAGGAGATAAGTCATGGCTAACACCACATTTAACGGTCCAGTTCGTTCTGAGAACGGCTTCCAAACAATTTCAATCAACGCCACAACCGGCGCTGTAACCGTAACCGGTACATTCGGCGCAGCTACCCAAGTAACTACCTTGGCCGCTACTGGTAACATCACTGCTGACAGCGCTTCGGCTCTCGTCGCTGGCGGTGCATCTGCGTTCATCGCAACTAACACTGCTGCTGGCATGGGTATGTACATCGGTTCAGGTGCTCCAACTGTTGCAGCCGCTAAGGGTTCAATCTACCTGCGCAGCGACGGTTCGTCTGCTTCGACACGTTTGTACGTCTCGGATGGCGGCACGACTTGGATTGCCGTAACTACTGCATCGTAATCGGTAACAACCTCTAAGAAGGAGAATACTGATGGCAATGCAAACTGACGTCAAGGTAACCAAACCTCTGACTGCTACCGGTGTGTTCAAGACCCAGACTGATGCCAACTGCGCATTTCGTACGCGTATCAAAGGCATCTATGTAAAGAACGGTGCATCGGCTGGTTCGGTGGTTGTTGCGGATGGGCAGGGCGGCAACGTTCTGTTCACGCTCGAAACTTCCCCTACCGCTGACACGGGTGATTTTTACATTCCGGTTCCAGACCAAGGTGTACTTGCAGAAAATGGGCTATATGGTACGCTCACCAACACAGCGTCCATTACTATTTTCTACGGGTGATATATGCAGCAGGAACAGAGCTACGACTTAGCTGGTAAGAGCGTCTTCATCGCTCTTCCAGCGTACGACTTCAAGGTGTCCTTGAAGCTAGCTGTTTCTCTTGCACGTTTTGCTCAGCAGGCTGCGCAGCACGGAATTGAACTTCACATCGGCAGCATATGCGGGTGTTCGGTTGTTTCTCGTGCGCGCAACCTGCTGGCGCAAGACCTGCTTGAGTCAAAGTGCGATTACCTAATGTTTATCGACTCGGACATTAACTTCGAGCCGCAAGATGTGTTCCGCCTTATGGCGTGGGGCACCGACCCTAAGAAGGGCATTGTAGCTGCCGTGCCCCGTACGCGCAGCGAAACCAAAAACTATATTGCTACTCTCGACCACGACGAGAACAACCAGCTCACTATGAACAATATGGGTCTGGTCCGTGCTAAGCGTGTAGCTACAGCATTTATGCTGGTACGCCGCGAAGTGTTTGAGCAAATGTCTGCAGCCCACCCAGAGTGGAGCTACTACGACACGCGGTCTGACCGCATGCTAAACGCTATGTTTGATTTCCTTGTCACCGACGAAGGCTACATTGGAGAAGATTTTCTCTTCTGCGACCGTGCACGGGAACTTGGTTTTGAAGTGTGGGTAGACCCCACAATCACATTGGGCCACATGGGCGTACAGGAATATGTCGGTAACTACGGTGAAGACATTCTCTACCCAATGATTGTCCCCACACAGAAGGAAGCAGCATAATGGGTATTAAGATAGGCGATGTGTCGATGCTTGGCGGTGCGATAACCGGCAAGGGTCTATTCGGCAAAGGGTTAGGCGCAGCCAACAAAGTGCTCGGCCCAACGGCTGGCATATTCCCACGTATGGCAGCGGCGGCACAGAAGAAAGACGCACGACGTGCAGCAGCAGTTGCAGCCATGCAGAAGGCCGACTTCGACGCTAAACGGGACGCAGCAGCAGGCATTCGTCGTCGCCCGATGGTAGAAGACATTATGGTAACTGAAGAAGCTACCGCAGGTGCGCCGATGATGATGCGCAAAGGCGGCAAGGTCAAGAAAATGGCTAAGGGCGGCTCAACTGCCTCGAAGCGTGCTGATGGCTGCGCTACCAAGGGCAAGACTAAGGGAAGGTTTGTATAATGACTAAGAAATCAGATAACCCAAATGCTACTTATTTAAAACCGATGCCCCCAAAAAAGGGGTACCGTCGTGGTTTTGAGCCGCGTCCCGGCGAGAGCGAGTCCCAGCGTTTGAAGCGCGAGACGGCAGAGCTTTTGCGGCGTATAGAAAATAAGAAGCGTTACGGCTTGGATTATAGCAACTATGGCGACAAAGACATATACGCTGCTGGCGGCGCTATCGACAAGCCAAAGCCTAAGCCCATGCCGCTAATAAAAAGCCCGACTAAGACCCCACACAAAACCCCACCCAAGGGTGGAATAATAGAAAAGAAGATGGCTGCTGGCGGTTCTGCCTCCAAGCGTGCCGATGGCTGCGCTACTAAGGGCAAGACGAAAGGGAAAATGGTCTAATGGCTAAGACGCCCGCATGGCAACGCAAAGAAGGCAAAGCGAAGTCTGGCGGGCTGAACGCCAAGGGTCGTGCGTCTTACAACAAAGCCAACCCGGGTAAGCCCGGTCTTAAGGCACCGCAGCCCGAAGGTGGCCCGCGTAAGAAATCATTCTGTGCGCGCATGACGGGTATGAAGAAAAAGCTCACAAGCAAGAAGACGGCGAATGACCCTAATAGCCGCATCAATAAGTCCCTCCGGGCTTGGAAGTGCTGACATGGAAATGATGATATGGAACATCGTACTGAGCGCAACGGTGGCGGTTATGGGCTTTTTGTTTAAGGGCAAGATTGATGAGTTGGACCGTCTCGGCATCCTACTCAACAAAACTCGTGAAGAAGTCGCACGCGACCATGTAACTCGCGCTGAGATGAACACATTAGTTGATAGGTTAGGCGACCGGTTTGACCGGGCCTTTGAGCGCCTTGAAGTCAAGGTAGATGAGATGAGGAAGGTATAGTTATGGCACGTAAAATGAAAAAGTTCTCTGCCGGTGGCGCTCAAGGTCGTTACGACCGCCGCATGGCGGATATCGAGAAAGACTTCAAAAAGGACTCAGCAGGTAAGAGCGGTAAGGCTCTTGAAGTGCTTGAAGCTAAGCGTGCTCAGCGTACCGCTGATGCCAAGGACGACCTCGCCAAGCGCACAGGCGCTGACCGTACAGCTACACGTGCCGCAGAGCGTCTCGCAGAAAGCAACTTGACGAAGACCCGCAAGTATGGCGCTCCACAGATGGTAAGCAAGTTCGAAGAACCGGCGGCAAAAGTCACAGATACTCTAAGTGCTACTGCTACTACTAAACCACAGAGCTTCGGTGCAGCATTTAAAGAAGCGCGTGCGCGCCTAGGTGCGGGTAAGACGTTTACCTTTAACGGTAAGAGCTACACCACGAACATTGCTGGTGAAGGTCGTAAACCCGCTCAACGCGCAGCGACTGCATCTAAGCCTGCGGCTACTACGCCTAAGTCTGCGGCTACTACGCCTAAGTCTGCGGCTACTACGCCTAAGCCTGCGGCGACTACTGCAACTACGCCTAAGCCTGCGGCGACTACGCCTAAGCCTGCGGCGACTGTAGCCCCCAGCACCACTGCTCTCTTATTGGCTTCAAAAAAAGCACGTGAGAAGAAAGAAGCTGAAGAGCGTAAAAAACGTATAGGTATGCCAGCGTATGAACGTATGGCCAAGGGTGGCAAAGTTAAAAAGGAAAAGACTATGAGATACGCTAAGGGTGGTTCAACATCTTCAAAACCTCCGCAGCCCACTGCTGCCGACAGGAAAGCAGACGCCAAGTTCCGTAAGTCCGTAAAGGACCTCAAGGTTACGCCAGAAAATGCTGCGGCTATCGGGCGTGGAAACCGTTCTACGGGTATGGCGAAAGGTGGAAAAATAGCACCTAAGTTTGGCGCTGCAATGAAGAAGAAATCGGCTGATACTAAGGGCCGTGCAATGATGAAGAAGTGCAGTGGTGGCTCGATGAAGAAGTACGCTTCAGGCGGTCTCATTGCTGGTCACAAGTCGGCTGACGGTATTGCCAAGAAGGGCAAAACCAAGGGCAAGATGCCAACGATGAAAAAAGGCGGCTACTGCTAATGCGCGCTTGTCGGGGTATGGGGGCTATAAACCCTTCAAAAATGCCGGGGGCGAAGACAATTCGTCGGAAGGATAACCCCGACGACGTCACTATGTACGCCAAAGGCGGCAAGCTCGATATTTCGAAGGCCATTAAGAAGCCGGGTGCGCTGCGCTCGGCTCTTGGTGCCAAGAAGGGTAAGCCAATTCCAGCCGCTAAACTTGCCAAGGCCGCTAAGGCTCCGGGTAAACTAGGCCAGCGTGCACGGTTCGCGCAGTTGCTGAAAGGCTTTAAGAAGAAGTAATGGCCCGGTCGGACGAACCTAAGTGGAAGCGCATCGTTGCCAGCGTAAAGGCTGGCACGAAGGGCGGAAACGCGGGTCAATGGTCCGCACGTAAGGCTCAGCTTGCTACGCAACGGTATAAGAAATCCGGTGGTGGCTACAGCGGCCCGAAGACAGAAGCGCAGAAATCTCTGTCCAAATGGACTAAGGAAGACTGGGGCACTAAGTCCGGCAAGCCGTCTACTCAAGGACCGAAAGCTACGGGTGAGCGCTACTTACCTAAGAAAGCACGTGAGGCTTTGAGTTCGAAGGAATATTCTGCTACAAGCAAGGCGAAGCGCGAAGGCACTAAGGCGGGCAAGCAGTTCGTTAAGCAGCCGAAGGCCATAGCAAAGAAGGCAGCGAAATACCGATGACCACTTCCGGCACCAGCACATTTAACCTTAACCTCAACGACCTAGTCGAAGAGGCTTTTGAGCGTTGCGGTGCAGAACTCCGCACGGGCTATGACTTACGCACTGCGCGGCGCAGCCTGAACTTGCTCACCATCGAGTGGGCAAACCGTGGTATTAACCTGTGGACCATTGAGCAGGGTTCGATACCTATGGTGCAGGGGCAGATTGTTTACGATTTACCCGTCGATACCATCGACTTGCTTGAGCATGTCATACGCACCCAGACTGGGCAGCAGCAGACTGATATCACCATTAACCGTATCAGCATCGACACATATTCGACAATCCCGAACAAGAACGCGCAGGGTCGGCCTATCCAAGTGTGGATTAATCGTCAGTCAGGTGCAGACTATCCGGCTACTGGTGTTAAAGAACCACAGATTAACGTGTGGCCAGCCCCAGACCAGAGCAATTATTATACCTTTGTCTACTGGCGCTTGCGCCGCTTACAGGATGCTGGTGATGGTGTTAATACGCAAGATATACCGTTTAGGTTCATCCCTTGTATGGTGGCTGGTCTCGCGTATCACTTATCCTTGAAGATACCCGGTGCGCTTGAGCGCTCTGTAGGTCTGAAAGCACAATACGAAGAACTCTGGCAGCAGGCTGCTGATGAGGACCGCGAGAAAGCGCCATTGCGCATCGCGCCTCGTCAGTATTTCAGGTGACGTGTGCCTAATCGGTTCGCTTCCGGCAAGTGGGCGATTTCCCAGTGCGACCGCTGCAACTTCCGCTATAAGCTGAAGGAGCTAAAGCGGCTCGTCATTAAGACCAAGAACATCAATATTCTCGTGTGCCCCACATGCTGGGACCCGGACCAGCCACAGCTTCAGTTGGGTATGTATCCAGTGGATGACCCGCAGGCGCTGCGCGACCCACGTCCAGATAACAGTTATTTCCAAGCGGGTCTGAACGTGAACAATAACCCTACTGACGGTAGTCGCGTAATTCAGTGGGGGTGGGACCCTGTAGGGTTAAATAATCCTTTGGGTTTATTTGGTCTTCCAAATACGCTATTAGGTAATGGTCAAGTAGGGACCGTAACGATTGAGACGGAGAATTAGTGATGGATAAGAAAGATTTGAAGCAAGACAAGGCTATGATTGCTAAAGCCGTGCACAAGCACGAGCGTGCAAAGCACAAGGGCAAGCCTCTGACTAAGCTCGCCAAGGGCGGCAAAACTAATATGCAGATGAAGGACATGGGCCGCAATCTTGCTAAAGTTGCAAACCAGAAGAAATCTGTACGCAGCGTGCCTAAGAAAGGTATCTAATATGGACTACAAACCCAAGACGGTGCCGATTGTGAAGAACAATAGCGGCTACCCAAACAACGTACCTAACACCCAGACCGTGAAAACACGCGGAACCGGTGCGGCTACCAAGGGCACGCATAGCAGCAAGAAACTGGCATAATGAACTACGCGCAACTGTTCGAGACAATCAAAGGGTACGTCGAAAACGACTTTCCCAACACTTCGTGGACCGGCTCTGACGGTACTGCGGTGACTTTGACGTCTACCGAACAGATTAACACGTTCATCGAACAGGCTGAGCAGCGTATTTTCAATACCGTCCAACTGTTGGACCTCCGCAAAAACGTGACGGGCAATATGACGTCCGGCAATAAGTATCTGTCCGTGCCTTCAGACTGGCTGGCTAACTTCTCCATGGCGGTTATCGACGACACTGGGCGGTATGAGTATTTGCTCAACAAGGACGTCAGCTTTATCCGGCAGTCGTTTCCTAACCCGAGCGATGAAGGTATACCCACGCACTACGCCTATTTTGACGAGAACTCGTACATCTTAGGGCCGACGCCAGATGCAGACTATGCAGTCGAACTGCATTACTTCTACTACCCAGAGTCCATCGTAACTGCTGGTACAAGCTGGTTGGGTGATAACTTCGACAGCGTGTTGCTCTATGGTTCGCTTATAGAGGCGTATATCTTTATGAAGGGCGAGCAGGACATCAATGCCGAGTACCAGAAACGGTACGACAACGCGATGGCTATGCTTAAACAACTTGGCGAAGGCAAGAACCGTCAGGATATGTATCGGACGCCACAGGCGCGGTATCCGGTCCAGTAGGAGGTATAGATGTTTAACGGACTCAGCGACGTCGGAAATGTGATGGTCATGGCGACCGAAGGTCGTGGTTTCACGCCGGAGGAAGTTGCCGAGCGCGCGCTAGACAAGATTATATATGTCGGCAGCAATGCACACCCTGCTATCCGCGACCAAGCCGAAGCCTTCAAAGACAGCATCCGTGGGGTGCTTGTGCATTATATGCACGAGGCAGTGCGGTCTCACAACGTAACTCTGGTGAATAAATTTAAACAGGCGGGGCATCCAGAGCTAACCGCCATACTCGATACATAAGGAGGCCTTAAGATGGCAATTACACAAGCAATGTGCACTAGTTTTAAGGCTGAGCTTATGCTGGCTGTGCACGATTTCCGTGCAACTGGTGGCGATACTTTCAAACTCGCACTGTACACTTCGTCCGCTTCGCTTGACGCGAACACCACGGCGTATAGCTCATCGAACGAAGTTTCATCTTCGGGCACGAACTACACCGCTGGTGGCGGTACGTTGACCAATCTTGGTGTTGTTACGTCGAACAACAACTCTTCGACGGGTACAGGCTTCACCGACTTTTCCGACCTTACCTTTGCCAACGCGACCATCACGGCTCGCGGTGCGCTTATCTACAACACAACTCCTTCGGCTAACTCGAACGCGAACACCACGTTGACGAACGCTGCTGTGGCTGTGCTGGACTTTGGTTCGGATAAGACCTCGACAAATGGTGATTTCACAATCATCTTCCCAACGGCCACAAACACAACGGCCATTATTCGTATCGCGTAAGGAAAACTAATGGCTCTTGTTCTCGCTGACCGCGTCCGCGACACCACTACTACGACTGGTACAGGTACGGTAACGCTCAGCGGGACCGCGCCAACCGGGTATCAGACCTTTGGTGCGGCTATCGGCAATGGCAACACGACCTATTACACAATCAATGCTGGCTCCCAATGGGAAGTCGGCCTCGGTACTTATTCGTCTACCGGCCCGACGCTTGCGCGTACTACGGTGCTTGCATCCAGCAATGGCGGCTCTCTGGTTGACTTCTCCACGGGCACCAAGGACGTCTTCGTCACATATCCGGCTGAAAAGTCGGTTAACCAAGATGCGTCGGGTAACGTCGGGATTGGTACGACATCGCCAGCAAGCAAGCTCCAACTTAGCGGCGCTGCGGCAGGCGGAGCTATCCAAGGGACAATCACAAACACTGACGCCACAGGCTTTACCGGCTTCTCGTTCACCGATGGCACTAATGTCAAAGGTCAGTTTTGGGTTGGTAATGGTAGCTATGGTTCATTTGGCGGCGCTGGCTCAATCAACATTAGCGCCAACAGCGGCCCGCACGTCTGGTACACAAACTATTCAGAACGTATGCGCATCGACAGCAGCGGCAACTTGCTGGTGGGCGGCACAACTCAATACGGCGCTGCAAAACTGACGATTACTAATGCTGGCGCTTATATGGCGTTGAACACGACCACTGTCGGGTATAGCCTTGTGCGCGGCTTCGATAACGGCACGGAGCGTTGGTCCATTGGCCAGATTGGCTTCGGCGGCGCGGATGGTATGGCAATGTATACCGGGTCGGCAAATACAGAACGTATGCGCATCGACGGCAGCGGCAACGTCGGGATTGGTACAGCTTCGCCGGGTAGTAAGCTGGATGTTCGCGGTGTTATTACTGGTGGCGATGGCACTATCCAAACTGTTATCAGTTATCTCGCCTCCGCTGGCGTAACCGGAACGCTGACGAACCACCCGTATGTGTTTTATGCAAATAACGCAGAACGCGCTCGTATTGATACCAGCGGCAACTTTGGGATTGGTACGAGTTCGCCTAGCAGCCGCTTGACGATTACTGGTGGCAATACGGAAATCAGGGACGGCAACTACCTCTTGCTTCGCCCATCCGGCAATGCATGGGATATGAGACTTCAAGCGACGGGCACTCAGCTTGATGTTCTTTCGGGGGGCGCTCTCGGCTCTCCAATTATGAGCCTCGTGAACGGTGGCAACGTCGGGATTGGTACGAGTTCGCCAGCAAATAGGCTGCATATTGCTGGAAGTCCCGGAACGCTATTGAGGCTTGATGGCGGCGCTGGTGGAACCGGAACGCGGGACATCTTTTTTAGTGAGTTTGATACTGCGGCCTATGGCGGCATCATAAGGTACGACAGCGGAGCGGACGTATTCACGTTTGGGACTGTCGAGAACTCAACTGTTATAAACGCGATTAACGTCCCAAGGAGTACCGGCAACGTCGGTATTGGGAACACAAACCCCGGCTACAGGCTTGACGTTTCGGCTGCGGACACGACCTCCGGCCTTGGTTACGCGGCGCGTTTACGCTCAAATGCCACTGCAACTGCTGCGGCCCTTCAGTTCACCAACAGTGGGGTGACGGCTGAAAATGGCCTAATTGCCTGTACTGATGCTGGCCGTATTACGGTTCAGGGTTCAACTGATATGGCGTTCCGCACCAACGGCGCAGAACGTGCTCGTATCACTAGCGCGGGCTACCTTCTGGTTGGCACTACAACAACGCTCGGTGGCAACACCGAAAGTGAGTTCAAAACCACAATCACAGGCTCTTGGCCCTTGGTGCTAAACGCGGATAACAGGGGTTTACTGGTCCGTAATTCGTCTTCCAGTGTTGGGTATTACGCTTACTTTGAGTACAACGGTGGGACAAATAACGGCAGTATCAGCTACTCCGGCGGCACGACTGCATACAACACAACCTCGGATGCTCGCATCAAGAAAAACATCGTTGATGCCCCAGATGCTGGCGCGCTAATTGACGCCATCAAAGTTCGTAGCTGGGACTTCAAGGTTGATGATATGCACTGGCGCTATGGTATGGTGGCGCAGGAACTACTCGAAGTAGCGCCAGAGGCAGTCACTGTCCCCGAAGACGAGGAGATGATGATGGGCGTAGACTATGCCAAACTCGTTCCAATGCTTATCAAAGAAGTCCAATCACTCCGTGCCCGCGTGGCTCAATTAGAAGGAAACTAAAATGGCAACAACGTACACTTGGGCTGTCGTTCAGATGGACTGCTACCCTGAAGAAGACGGCGAAATGGACGTAGTATTCAACGTCCACTGGACGCTCACTGGCGAAGAAGCTGGCTTCACGGGCTACGTCTATGGCTCACAGGGCGTCAGCATCGACCCTGATGCTCCATTCACACCATACGACCAACTCACCGAAGCGCAGGTCATTGGCTGGGTGCAAGCCGCAATGGGTGCTGAACAAGTAGCCGCCTACGAAGCGAACGTGGCACAGCAAATCAACGACCAGATTGTGCCGCCTGTAGTAACCCCACCACTTCCTTGGGCACAAGGCGCAGCATAATGTCTGACCCACGCTGGCTTGAGGTTGCTGAAAGCTTTGTAGGCACTAAGGAAATCCCCGGCCCAGCCCACAACAAGGTTATCCTTGGGTGGCTAGCGAAGCTACGTGCTTGGTGGCGGAATGATGAGACTCCTTGGTGCGGCGTGTTCGTTGCACACTGCATGGACGAAGCAGGGTTGCCTTATCCTAAATACTACATGCGTGCGAAAGAGTGGGCTACTTACGGCTCGCTTCTACGCCCTGACCGTGTAGCCCCCGGAGCCATTTTAGTCTTTAACCGCGCAGGTGGTGGGCATGTGGGCTTCTACGTCGGTGAAGATGCAGGGCACTATTATGTGCTTGGTGGTAATCAAGGAAATGCTGTAAACATAATGAAGCTTGGTAAAAGCCGTCTTGTTGCATGTCGCTGGCCCAAAGATGAGCCAGTAATCGGCAAGTATGTTTTTATGAAGGGCGGAAAAATCTCCGCAAACGAAGCATAAGGAGTTTATTATGAATAAGAACGAAATCTACGGCGTAGTCCGCACCATCCTCGCTGCCGCTGGCGGTGTCCTTGTAGGTAAAGGCTACATCGACTCTGAAACCGCTGTGGCTCTTGCCGGTGCTATTGCCACCATCGCTGCCGCTGCATGGTCAATCCGCTCGAAGCGCGTTGCACCTGCGGAGTAATATCTAACTAAGACCCTAACTTTAGAAAGGAGGGAGGCAGAATTATGTTCGGTTTCTCTCCTTTCGCGGGTTCCGCCTTTGCGGATATTCTTGAGACAAACGACGTTGCAGTCGATGTAACGGGTGTATCTGCTACATGTGCGGTCGGCACCGTAGTTACCGACGCTGACGCTATCGTTATTGAAGAGGGCGTTGAAGCTACCGCCTCCGTAGGCTCGGTAGAAGTACAGGCTGAAAACAATGTAGACCTGACGGGTGTCGAAGCCACAGGCGCAACTGGCACATTAAACGCTACCGGTGCAGCAAACACCACACTTAGCGGCGTAGAAGCCACAGGCTCCGTTGGGACCGTTGAGGTCCAATCTGACACAAACATTTCCGTCACTGGGGTCGAAGCCACTGGCGCTACCGGCACCGTTGAAGTTCAAGCCGATGCAAATGCTACGCCTACTGGGGTTGAAGCCCTTGGCGAAACCGGCACCGTTGAGGTCCGGTCAATCAATAATGTTCCAGTTACTGGCGTAGAAGCTACCGTATCCGTTGGTACGGTTGAGACCAACTGCGAAGCTGTTGTCATTGAAGATGGCGTAGAAGCATCAGGTGCGGTCGGCACGGTAACTACTTCATCTGGTGCAAGTGTTACGGTTACTGGCGTTTCCACAGTTTGCACAATCGGCACGGTTGTAATCAGCGCGGGTACCGGTGCGTCGGTCAGTGGTGTCGAGGCTGTTGGGGCAATATCCACCCCTACTGTCGTAACCAGTTCCAATGTCACTTTAATTGGTGTACAAGCAACTGCATCTGTTACGAGCGTCTTGGTTTGGGGAGTCATTAATGACAATCAAACTCCGAACTGGACGGAGATTAGGGATGGTAATCGCTATGAAGGCGCACAGGGTTCATTCTTCGGCTTCGGCTCGTTTGGTGAAACACCGTTTGCCAGCCTTGCGTTCGATGATATTCCTAGCGAGCAGTGGACGACGATAAATGACAACCAGACACCGAGCTGGCAAACGATTGATGACTCCCAAACTGGGGAATGGGTACAAGTGGTAGACGGCAACACCGTTGTTTGGGTACAGATACCGACGTAAGGAACGAAGATGGCAAGTACGTATAGCAACATTAAAATCCAGTTGATGGCCACGGGTGAGAACACCACCACGTGGGGTGACGTCACGAACGTCAACCTTGGCACAGCAATCGAAGAAGCCATTGTTGGTTCGGCGGATGTGGCCTTCTCCAATGCTAACGTCACACTGACCTTGACGGATACCAACAGTACGCAGGCTGCACGCAACATGCGCCTCAACCTGACGGGCACTGCCACTACAGGTTATAACCTAGTTGTCCCTTCTATTGAGAAGCCGTACATCATCAACAACGGCACAGACGGCACAATCACGGTAAAGAACTCCACAGGCACAGGCATTGCCGTACCTTCGGGCAAGACCATGTGGGTCTACAATAATGGCACCAATGTGGTTGATGCTACGTCCCACCTGACGACGCTTACCCTTGGCAGTGCTCTATCTGTCGCTTCTGGCGGTACAGGTGCCAACACGTTGACCAGCGGCTACCTGCTTAAAGGTAATGGTACTTCGGCTGTCTCGGCATCTATTGTTTACGACAGCGGCTCGTTGGTTGGTGTTGGTGCGGGAACCGCAGCTAAGACA